ACAAAGACTATATTGAATGCACAAGTGATAGTGATAAATTACAAGATTGGGTAGATTATCATGATGGTTGTGATCCAATAGACTATCTTCGTGCAATATTGAATAGAGAAATTAAGACAGAAGTAATGATTGATTCTATTCTTTCTTTTAAACATGAGGACAAATCTGTTTCAGAAGAATATTTTAAAGAGATGTGGAGAAAATAATTTACAGATAAATTAACAGGAGATATAAAATGAAAGCACTTGATTATTTAGATGAATGGGTGTTTATAACCACACCTAAGGGAGAAAATATACATGTCAATATTCATTCTGATGGCGAAGAAGATACTATCGGAATAAGTTTATATGAAATGGAAACCACTAAAGACGGACATAGACAAACCTGTTCTTGGCCTTATTATTCAATAAACATTAATAAATTAACAGGAGATATAAATAATGGCACAAACAACATGGCATAGAAATCGTTGGCTTAAAAGATACAATTTTCTAAAGCAAATTTATGATAGATTTGGTACTAGCGATATAAAATATGCTAAAAAGAAAAGCAATTATTGTATGGGAATAGAGCCACAGTTAGTAGAGATTTATGGTTTTAAACAAATTAAAAGTATTGCAGAATGGATCATAAAACAAAGATCATTACGAAAAACTGAGTATGCTTATGATACAGGAACAGTAAGAATGACACCTGAGAAGATAACATTGTTAAATGAAATTAATTTTCAATGGGAGTTAAAGTACAAAAGAAACAATGTTGGCAGACATTATAAAACAACAGACATATTCAGCAAAGATAGTCCTGTATCTCATACAACAGTTCGCAGACACTATAAAGAAAAGTATTGGGATAGTGATGTTAAAGGTTGTGAAAATCCTAAATGTATTTTACATAATAAAAAACCTACTTGGAATGGAGAGAGAATAAGTATTGAATTACATCATAAGAATGGTAATGCAGAAGATAACAGAAGATCAAACTTAATTTCTTTATGTCCTAATTGTCATTCTCAAACTGACAATTTTAATGGCAAGGCAATAGTTTATAATAAATCAGGGAAAAGAATGAAAAGAGTACCAAAATATTATAATGGGATTAAAAAAGTTTATAACATTAATGGTGGAAAATATGTCATAAGTAATAAACAAGCAACAGGTAAGAATTTTCAAGGCAACAGGAGATATAAATAATGAGTGAATTAATAATACATGAAAAGAAAATATCAGATAAACATAATGACTCTTACCATTATGGAATAAATAATGACATAAATTTAATAGCCGAGTGTGGAAATTATTATGTCTATGTATCAGGCGATAGAAAATATTATGACAGTAATGGAGATGTAGCCAATATAAAAAATGATGATGATATTAAGAATACAACATGCGAGTCAAATAATTGGTTTAATATTGGCACACAGAAAGATATACAGAATGGCAATAGTGAGATAGAACACACTTATGATAATGCAATAGAAACACTAAAGAAATTAACAGGAGATGTATGAGCAAATTAAATAAAATAGAGGGATATTGTTTAGAAGTCTTGAAGAAATCTCAGAAGTTTCTAAGCGATCCAAAAAATGATGACTACATAGATGTAAATACACACCATGAGAGATCAGAAATGGCAAAAGATATCCTTAAAATCATTGAAGAAAACAATAATTAAGTATTTTTCCTCACAGTAGTGAACATGGAAGTTCACTCAATCCATTCAATCCATTCAATCCATTCAATCCATTCAATCCATTCAATTTAATTCAATCTGATTTTTTTAAATTTTTGTTATTAGTAGGTTTTTTTGCATTATATAGAATAAAAATATTTTGTTATTGCATATAGTGAGAAAACAACTATAATTAAATAATAAACTTGGAGGTTATACATGTTAAAAGTAAAAACGCAATATAGAGTGTTAAATAAAGTGGGCTTGTATTTAGAGACTTATTATAGGCACTCAACCGTTCTTGTAGATATAGATTTAGATACTTGGAAATCTTTATATACTACAAATCAATTGGACTATCAAAGGCACATATTGACAGCATTAATGTTAAAAGATGAAAAGATCAAAAAAATACTTGATGAAGATGAGAGTATACATATTTATCATCATGAGGTTATAGCTGTTAATAAGGGTTATTATGCTCATCATAAAGATGTAAAACATTTTAATAAATGGCAGAAAATTAATTAATACAGGAGGATATAAAAATTATGGATACATTAATTATATTAAATTTTGGGATCATAGATAATTTATTTTTAATACTTGCATTTTATGTAAGTTATTTAAACATTGAAAAATATGTAAATGATTATTTAGATCTATCATTAAATCATTTTTTAATAGGTGTAATTAGTGCTGGAATATCTAACAGCATTTCAGATATGTTTGGCTTTCTATTTCAAGCACAATTTTATTACGCTTTGATCGTGTTTTTAGGTTGTATTATTGGAATGGCCATAATCCCTATTATTGAGCTATTTAAAAAATATAAACATGAGGATATAAAAAAATGATTGAATATATAAAAATATCAAATGGTAATGGTAAAATGCAAGATATCAAGAGCATTAATACCAATACAACAACAAATGATTACTGTATGGAAAAATGTAGTTTTAAAGGCCAATGTTATAGCAAAAAACATATTGCTAGATTTACCAATAATGCTAGTGCATGGCAGTTAAACTCTGATAAATTAAGTCAATCTATTATTGATTATGATTTA